GTTATACCACATTTTCCCAATCTTCAACATTCTCCATTAATTCAATCTGTCCGTTTCCTTGTTCTATTATTTTATTTAAAACACTTAAGCCCCAAGATGTAGCAGTTCCATATCCTTTTTTGTGACACTTATAACAACTACCACTAAAACCAATAAAATAATAAAAGTTTTCGTCTTGTTCTACTTTACTAATTCCAGAATTTAATTTCCATCTATCACCATCTAAATAACCACCAGTCCAAGTTCCAAAAACTTTATAGTAGTTATTTGGCAATTTAACTATCACCCATCTTTCAGGTGATTCACTTATATTTCTATCCATATTATTATATTTTAAATTAAACGTGGTATAACACGGTATAAAAAATCGTTATGTGGCATTACTCAATCAAATCGTCTACATCTATATTGTGTTCATAAATAATCTCTCTTATCTTATCCCAAGCCTTTTGATAGTCATAATCAGTATGCTTAAATTCTCGCCAACCATTATGGACTATCTCCCATAAGCAAGCAGCCATATCTGCTGATTTAGCCAATCTTTTTATTTCAGTTGGGTCATTACTTTTAAATGCAACCTTCATAATGTTATTATTTTATATTCTATTTGCTTTTCAATAACTTCTTTAAAAAGAACACACCCTTTTTGTTCTATGCTCCACTTAACCCACTTGCCAAACTGCCTCTCAGCATACCTCTTTCTAGATATACTCTTATTAATCCTTGTGTTAGTTGTATTTTCTTGAATCATTTTTTTTGTTTCTCTAAAATTAATTTAACCGTCTCATTACACTCGGCTTGATTTTGTGGTTTATAAAGCGAAATACTTGGCTCTGTTGCAGCTAGTAGTGCTTTGAATAACTTATACCTAAGAGGGAATGAATCATTAGCTCTACCCTTAGTCTCTATAATGAAGTCAGAACCCTCAAAGTCTGGCGTGTACTTTATACCAAGCATCTTTTTGTTGCCTCTGTCTTTGTACTCACCCTTTCCATTAGCTTGTCTTTCATAAGCCACTTGGTTGAACTCAAATGTTGGCAGGAGTTGGAAGGTTCTGAACTCGTACTCAAACTCTATTCCAGCATCTTTAAGTGCTATGTACATATACTTCTCAAGTCCCGATGCAAACTTTACACCATTATACTCAACCTTATTTGCCTGTACAGGGCCTTTCTTTCTTTTAAATCTTTTCTTCATTTGTACTTATGGGGGGTTTAATATAGTTACTTACTTTTCCTTTTATATACTTAACTTTCCGTATTTTTTTACAACTATATTTTTAAACTTAAATATATTTTCTAAGGTAGACCTTAAGCTATCTAAACTGTAAAATCCTTCAACTAACTCACCATTAACTATATAGTCAGTAGATTCTATTATCCCATTAGACGAATATTTATGCTTGACTTCTATTATATTTTCTTTTTCTTGTTTCATTTTTTTTGTAAATTTAATAATAACAGCGAATAAAGTGCATTGAAACGCACCTTATTTGCATGTTATGCACAATACTACTTTTCATCTTCGTTTGAAGTTTCGTGAGAAAAAGAATTTAAAAAATCTTCCACCCTTTTTAAAGACAAATTATAATACTGTTCTTCTTTTTCAATCATTATCCAATCTCTTTTAGTTTTGATACAAGCAATAGCAGTCGAACAACTACCTGCAAATGGGTCTAATATTAAATCATTTTCATTACTACTTGCTAAAACTAATCTTTCAATCAATGGTAAAGGTTTTTGCGTTGGATGTATTCGTTTTTCTTTATAAAAATCAATATCTCTCCAAATATCTGTCAAACCCATTTGTGGATTAAATGTTTGAGCAACACTTTCATATTCAATATCAAACTTTAATATACTTTGTAGTTTGTTCCATGAATCTTTTGTTGGAAATTGCTCACAAATATTTTTTCCTGTGTAAATACTCCACATCCCACCACCATTACTTTTAGCTCCTAATGCCTCATTTATTTCTTTTGATGATAAATCTTGTTTTGCTTGTTGGCCTTTTAGAAAAGGTTTTATAAAAGTTCTATTTTCCTTTGTCATAAACAAAATGCTTTCAGTTGTATTTGGGAACATTTTATAGTTTTTAGTTGCTCTACCACTAACAGCCCTCATACCTTTATCAACTAAGATTTGTTGTCTTAAATCTAACCCAAGTTTATCAATATGTGGAACTAATAATGCAAGTGTTCTAAAATAACCAAATAAATAAAATGTACCGCCATATCTCAACACTCTTGATATTTCATTCATCCATTCCAAACACCAATCTAAATACTGTTGTTCAGTTTTCCATTCATAATCCCATTTTTCATTAAGCACTTTAAAATATGGTGGGTCAGCGATAACTAAATCAACTGAATTGTCGTTTAATAATTTTAACTTATCTAAACAACTTGCTAAATAAATTTTATTTTTTTCAAAAATATTTTGTCCAACGCTCATTTTTTAAATTTTTTTTTAGTGCTTCGTATTAAAGTTCGTGCTAAATAAACCGTACTATGCATAACACGCAGTATAAGAAATAGCCTAATTAAGTTTTGTGATAATTCCGAACGTCTGTGTATGGGCTACTTTTCGTACACTTGTCCGTTAAAAAAAGTGAGTAAGCCTAGCTACTTGACCTTGAGTTTTGGAATGTATGAATCCCTCAACTGCCGCTTTGTTTACATATCCGTTTCTATGATGCCAAGAGTCAGCAGGACTAGGGCTACGCAAACTCTCAACAGTTACGTTGATGTAATCCTTTGCGGTCTTATGGTGAACGTGGTGCGTGTAGAAGTATCTATGCTCTGAAGCTGCCCAATGTTCCTTTGCTTCAATACTCATAAGCTGACCTAAGTCCACTTGCTTAGCTCCATCTCCGTGAGTTGTTCCAATTAAAGAGCTTCCATAAGTTGAATACTTTCTGTGTGCTATAGAGCAATCAAAACTAATATTCTTGGATAGTCTGAAGTGAGTCTTTATAACGTCAGCCAACATAAAGCCAGTCATGTAGTCGTGGTTAGATGGGTTAAAAACAAACTCTACATCAGCTACAGTGATAAGCATCTCTAAAACATCAACGTAAAGTTGTTTAGCGGTAAGAAAGTTATTGTACCACATCCCTTCGGTATCTTGAGGAGTCCCGCTAGTAGTCTTTCTTTGTGGAGTATCTGTATGCAGAATGTCATTACCTCCAATAAAAATAATCTTATCTATATCAAATCCGCTTGCTTTGTCTAGGATGCCTTGCACCCCTTCTTTGACCCTCTTAACAGCTATCTGACTATTGTAGTCTACGCCAGTTTCAAACGAGGTAGCTAACTTTCCTATGTGAATATCTGCGGGGTCTAAAACCAAGCAGTAACTATCTTCAGACTTATTCCTTTTGATTATTGGGTAGGCAGGAGAGTAAGCTTTAAGGTCTTCTATAAGTCTATCTCTAAGCTCTTCTATCTTATCCTCTAAGTTTACTTTCTTCTTAGCGTACTGCACCCATTGTTGTCCAGTAGTTTTACTCGTGGATACTTTTATTACTTCAAAGTCTTCTGGAATATCTATAGGTTCAGCTTGTAACTTTTCAACTGTAGAAACTAACTGACCATCCTTATCGTATTTCTTTTGTGTTTCCACAAATTTTCTTACGTTATCTTTTTCTCTACTTCTTTGAATGTTATTCCAGTCCTCTTCTGGTATGCGATACCTTGCTTTAGTTCTAAATTTTTCGTTTGGTCTAGGGTCTAATCCCAAAATAATGGCTTCTTCTGAACTCAAATACTTTCTTACACTTTTCATAATTTATTTATTTATTCTATCAAGTTCAAAATTCAAGTGGTTGATTGCTTTTTTAATGTCAGCCACCTTACTATCTCTAGGAGACTTGTTAACGTAAACCTTTTTACCAGCCCTCATTAAGTAAGTTAGTGCAGTACCTATGTTGTAGTTGTCACCTTGGAATGCTGCGACTACCTTAGATGCTTCAATGCCATTAGATAGGTAGTACTTAGGAATGTTACTAAAGTCTTCTTCTACAAAGGGAGGCTTCAGCTCTACCTTGTCTAAGTCTAGTTGGTCTTTCCAGTCTCTCATTTTTTAAATGGTTTTATTTGGGGGATTGAAACAAATATAATTATAAATTTTTAATGTTTCCGTTATTAATTAATAAATCTGCGTAATCTTTTTCAACAAAGAACTCTTTCTGCTCTGAAGACATCTCCTTAAACACCCAACTTTCTTTTCCTTCCTTAACTCCCATCGTGATAATCTCGTAACGAAAACCTCGTTTAAAATTATCAATTGCGTAGTTGCACCCTACAACCGAGTTGATGCAAACCCTATGTATTTTAATTTTCATTTTATATTACGTTTTAAATTAGTTAATTCTTCCTCTAACTCCCTTATCCTAAAGTCCTTCTCAAACATTTTTAAGTTACTTTCGTCTATTAAATCTGCTTGTAAGTTGTTAATCCTTTGAACGTGAATAGATTTTGTAAGGTAATTCTTTATTTCTAGTATCTTATTCGCCTTGTAAACATCAACCTTAACTGCTTTTAAATACATAGCATCTAAGATTAAGGTATGCTGTGTCATATTCAAGGTCATTAGTTCAATGTTCTTCTTTAAACTTGCGTGATACCATAGCTTCTCTATCTCCTTGTCTGTAAAAAAGAATGCTTCCCTTCTGTCTATTGCCTTAGCTATTTGTTCGTCTGTTAACATAATTAAAATGGGTCTTGGTTACTATCAAAATCATTATTTGGTATCAGTGGTTGGAATTGTAGGTCGGGTCTTATAACCTTATTCACTATATTTATTCCATCACTCACAAACCCAAGCCCTTTGTTGTACTCAAAAATAATTGGGTCATCAATTGCGTTAGGCTCTCCACCAGTTTCCGTATCCTTCACCTTTCTGATGTACACTTGAGTGTTAAACTTCATTAGTGGGTGTCCAATTAGTCTGTGAATGGTTATAAAGTTGTCGGGTCTGTTAGCGAATGGTTGACCGCCTTCACTTTGTGAACGACTTGGTGGCATAGGATAGCCACAGTATTCGTGTTCTAATCCGTAGATTCTTCTCGCTGCCTCTGTGTTAGGGTGAGTGTTTACAAACAAACTCTTTTTAGTTTGGTTAACAAACTTTCTGCTTTCGTTTAAGAAGTCGTAGTTAGCAGCGTGAGTATAGTCTCTATTCATACCCGTGTATGGGTCAATAAGAACTGCATTTACATCTAAGCTTTCAAACATTGCAAATAGTTCTTCTGACTTGTAGAACCCCGTGTTATCAATGAACTTAAAATGCTCCTCAACCCAAGCCTTAGCGTTGTAGATATCTAACTCATCAGCTTTGTGTATGTACTTACCAATCTTCCATTGTATTAATCTCTTAACCAACTGCCCTGCTTTATTCTCTCCACTCCAAACACAAAACTTAAGCCCTTGTATTACGCTTAATGCACAGAAATACCATAGTAGCCAATCTGTTTTACCTACGTTATCTAAGCCGTTAATGATTGTGAACTCTCCTTGCTTGAATCGGTAGTGGTCATCAAATTTTGGTAATCCTAAGCCCAAGCCTAGCTTTATCCTTCCGTTAATTACATCATCTAAATATTTGTCTGCAAATCCTCTTTCTAATATCATAATTATCCCATTAGTTTTTGTCCGATTGTCTTTGTAGGTTCGTAAGCATTTAAGAACTTAGCGAAATTGTCTTGGTCTAAGAAGTGTTTAGGTGTTATGTTCTTCTTACCTACCCACCACTTGTCCTCACAAAAAGATTTTATAGCCTTGTTGAAGTCTTCCCTGCTATAATCCTTTCTCAAGTCACTTAGATTCATTCTGTCTTGGTTGGTAAGGGTATTAAAGTTAGATGGTATTTTTAAGTGTTTAGTTCTTGATTCATTAAACCACTTCAAGAATTTAACCTTTGGGTCTTCTGATTCCCCTTTCTCTTTCTCTTTATCTTTCTCTTTCTCTTTCTCTTTGGTTACATTTTCACTCGATGCTATACGACTTAATTTACCCCTCTCAGATTGCTCTTCAATAAACCCTAACCTATTGATAACACTAGGAACAATCACATAATCACCCTCTCGTGAAACTAACTCAAAACTGCATAAAACTTTAAAGATTCTTTCAACTTTTTGCTTGTTATGCCCCAAGATTCTGCGAAGATATCCTAAGTTCCACTCAAGTTTTGCTGAACTTTTTATATGACACTCGTCAATAAAGAAGCGAAACATATCTCTTTCTTCTGCGTTAAGCATTATAACTTTGTCATCACTTCTCCAATCTTTTGGATAGAATGTGTAGCCTAATCTCTTACTCATTTCGTTGTTGTTTAATAAAAAACCCCTGCAAATCCATCAGAGTCGAAGCTGATTTCATCGCAAGGGCTTGTATAGTTTCCTTAAGTTGCCTATTTGTTTCGACTGCAACTACAATGTAAAAGTACTAATTTAAAATGGTAAATCGTCTTCTGCTGAAGCTTTTTCTAATTCAACTTCTTTTAGTGGAGATTGATTTGGTTCTGCTGCGTCTGACTTAAATACCTTCCAAGCATCTAGATTGTGAAAATACTTTCCATTATATTCACGGCTAGATATATTGAAGCTAACATCTACAACTTGCCCAACCTTATTGTACTTAATAAAGTTTGCTACTTTTTCCTCTCCAAAGATTTGGAAAGCTACCTCTGGATTGTATTCATTTCCAGTTGATAGTACGAAGTTAATTTTCTGCCAATCTTTACCAGATTTAGAAGTACCTTTTTCTACTTCTAATATTTTTAAGATTTTGCCAGTCATTGTTAAATCACTCATAATAATAATTGTTTTGTGTACTATAGCGTACGGTTTATAAAAAATTGTTTTGCGTCAAATGATTCGTCCTTGTAGAATAAATCGTACATCTCAGTAGCCTTAACGACCTTCTCTCTACCTCTCTCATAGAAGTTCTCTGAGCAGTCAAATAGACCCATCTGATGTGTGTTCTTGTCAATTACTAAGAATACCATATCATATCCAAATATCTCACGGTATAGGTAAGCTTGAGAATCGTAGTTATACTTACTAGCTGAGTAGTGAAATGAGTTGATGTCTGAGGATGTCTTGATGTCAACTACAAGTTTGTCATCGTGGTTGATTATGTCAGCCTTACCCTTCCACATATTACCCATAATCTCTTTAACTCCTGGGACTTCGTGTTTAACCTCACCTATATTAATCATAGATGAAAATACATTGTTGTCTAGTAGCTTATCCACCATAGCGTCAGCCATATCTACCTCGTGCTGTAGCATACACATTTCTCCACCACTAAGTTCTTTGTATACTTTAGTCGTTCTTGTGTTAGCGTCAATTATTTTAAACTTGTGTAGCTTATCTTTCTCAAGAATTGCAGTGTGAAAGTAACTTCCAAATATCATTGCTGATGTAGTATTAGTTTTTTCTTTTAATGCTAATGGATTGGTCAGTAGTGTACCAATGTTCGAGTTACTTAAAAACTGCTGTCCATACTCTCCGTAGTACATTGTATCGTCTTGCAACTTCTCTATTATCTGTTCTTTAGTATCCATATTACAAAGATTTTAAAGATTTCTCAACACTTGATGATAGGTCGTACTTCTGCTTGATAGCTTCTAACTTGCCACCACTCTTGATGTACTCAGCAGCCTTCTTATAAGCCTCATCTTTTATAGAATTGATAGCCTTCTTGTCGGGCTTTGTAGATGACTTGTCGTGACTATTACTAGCGTCACTATCAGCGGTGTCGTCTATTAGGAATAGGTTACCTAAAGAATACTTCTTACCGTAAGATGATGCACTACCAAACTTCTGTGGCATTTGCATACCTTTTTGGTCTAGGTCTATACCTACGATTGCTACTGCTTCTATGGAGTCTTTGCCATCAGATATTGTGGCTATTGACTTTAGAATTGGGAACGGCTCTGTACATACGAGTTCTTCGTTTACTGTTACCGACACTCCTAAGTCTAATAGGAATGGTTTTGTTGCCTCAAGGATGTCCTCAGCACTACGGAAATTATACTTTCCAAAGCTGTTATACCTTGATTTCTTTGACTTAAATTGCGTTTGTATTGTCGCAAGTTTCTCATTTAGAGTTTTCATAATGAATTGTTTAATTGTTTTCGTTTGCAAATATAGTAATTATTTTTTAATCACCAATTCTATTAATTGTTTTTAACTTGTTGAATAGTCTTTGTAGCTCCATAAAGTCCCTAATGTTTAGCTTCTTTTTTGCTTCTAAAAGTATAGCTTCCTTATATATTTCCATTCTTCTGCTTTCTTTGTTATCCATATTTAAAATAATTCTTCTATTGGTAGTAATATCCCCTTGCTAGTGTTGTTATCTCCTCCAAGCTTATCTCTATTAGTGTTTAAATATTTTCTGCACTTCTCCTTTAGTTCTGATATTTCTATTAGACAAAATGTTTCTCCAAAGCAAAAGCAATAATAGTCGGCACTACTTTTAGATATTCCACTAGGCTTGCCCCTTGAGTGGTACTCAACGTATACGTTTCTAGTTTTTAATGCCATTAGGTCATACTTAACTTCTATTTTTTTAGAGTTAAATATATCTGCTAATTGTTTTTCTTTTGCTTGACCTACCTTGAGGTCGTAATTAAAGTCGCTACAATATTCCATATTAAAGTATATTTATAAATTGATTGTACTCAACATTTTCAATTAGTTTATTTACCGCCTTCTTTTTAATCTCAGATACCCTTACGAAGTTGTTTATTCCCTTGATACCTAACTGGTTTGCTATCTCAAGACCCGTATGCTTATTGCAGTCAAGCCCGTATGATAGCCTAAGTACCTCGTACTCTATCCCACTTAAATGCTTTTTCATAACACCCTTTAGGTATGCGTTAAGTATGTTTATGTTGTAGGGTTCAGACTTATCTTGCAGATGGTTGATGTTTGCAGTATAGTTAGAGTTCTCTTTGTACTCCTCATCTATCGTTAGAAAGATAGAACGAAAGAACATCTCTACGTTCTGCTTGTCGCCCGACTCCTTCCTCATCAAATTCCTTTTGTATTCTGGTATCCTCATACTTCCTCTGTTGATGTCGATACGCCTCCTAATTGCACCTTTTATCCTCTTAGAAAAGAAAGACTTTAGTGTCTTCTCAACGTCCCTAGATAGTTTAAGGTGTTCGTAGTCTAGCTTATCAACTGATAGAACTAATGCTTCAGAACCAATCTGTATTAAGTCGCATATATTTAGAACTCCAATTGCTATCTCTGAACTTGGAAACTTCCTTGCTAAGTTCTCTACTAGTGGTAAGAATTTTATTATTAATTCATCTCTGCTATATTCTAGCAGTTCCATCTCTTTAGGCTTTGATGCCTTAAGGTCTATTGCGTAGCGACCATAGGTCTCTATATCGTACTTCTTCATACTGATTTTTTCTGTTACATATCTATTAGGTGTTAATGGTTTATACTAATTGTTTAATTGAGTTGTTGGTTTATTTTCTTTTAATTAAGTCTTTCACCGCTTTGATTGTCTCCTTGATGTCGTTTGCTAACTCAAACCTCTCTTGGTCGATAGCGTGCTGAAGAGAGATGTAAAGTTCGTTCACCCTATCCACCAACCTCTCCTTCTCAGACTTTTCTTGGTCGAGTTGTATAACATACTCTATAGGTATATTGTTTGTCGAATCTGTATTATTGTAAAACTCTTCATCAAGTTCACGTTGCCTCTTGTCAATAGCCGAAACTATCATATCGGTTAGCTTTTGCATCTCTTCTTCAGTCATATCTATTTATTTAGGTTTTCTTTTACTTCATCGTTTATTAACTCACATATTAAATTGTAGTCTACAGAGGATAAAAATGCCTTAACGTAGTTAGATACTAAATTATTTTCAACACTACTCAAGCCTAATCTGTTTAGTACTATACTTTGTATCTCTTCTTCTGATTGCAGATTTTCAAATTTAATCTTAGAGGTGATGTCATAGTGTACCCTCCAGGTCTCGTAATTGATTTTCTTTTTTCCCATTGTTATATTGTTTTAATTTATTTAAAGTTACTAATTATTTCTTTACTATTTAATTGATTTCAAAGATTCGTAAAATCTAATTAAAATTAAAATGAGCACTATTATTGAAAATATCATATTTATTTATTTAATCGTAT